GCCTGTCCCCATCACCGTATTCAGGGCGATGTTGACTAGGTCCCAAGCTTTGATCAGATAACCGGCAGCAGTCTCAGCAATGCCGAGAGCACCACCCATTGAAGCGAATGCATCGCCTGTGGCATCCGTCGCGCCGCTTGCGTCACCAAGGGATTGGATCAACTCGGTGAACCATCCCAGCAGAGCCTCAGCGACCGGCAGGAATGCAGTACCGATTCCCGCTGACAGATCATCCCAACTTGCCTGGAGCGCCTTGAGTCTATTCGCGAAGGAGTCCCCAGAACGCTCAACGTCCCCCTGGGCCTGCTTGGTGCCCTCCAGGATGATGTTATACCGGGCCATCGCTTTCTGGGCTTCGTTGGCCGTTGTTGGATCTAGGCCTCGCTTGAGCAGCTCAGCTTTGACCGCTGTCTCGTTCACAATGACGCCGAATTTTTTCATGGGCTCGGCTTCACCGGTCAGAGCCGACCGGAGCGCCTCGAATGCCTCAGCATCGGTGCTATTGTGGAAGCTAGCCAGGTCGAATGATAGCTGCGTCAATGTCTGTGACATCATCTGAGCCTGGTTTGGATCGATCCCCATAGGAACCACCAGCCCTTGGGCCTGGCTCATAAAGTCCAATACTTCCTGCTTCGATCTGCCGACTTGAGCCGCGAAGGTGGTGCCCCAAGCTTCCATTTGTGACGCATTGTCACCGAAGACAACGCGAAACTTGTTCATTGTCTCCTGGAGATCCGAAGCTTTGCTGATCGCCTGCGTGAGCATGGCTACAGTTCCAGCACCGATGGCAACGCCGATCACCGCGCCGTACTGCTTGGCGATTCCGATCAGGTCGCCAAACTCCTTCTTGGCCGACTTGAAGAACTTCTGCATCGCAGTCCCATTCGGAGCTGCTCTAACTGCATTCAGCCTGGCCGCGAATGTCTGGACGCTGGATTGCATGTCCGAGAAGGCTTTCGCGAAATCTTCGCGACCCTTCACCGACATTTCTACATAGGCCTTGCCTGCTAGCTCTGCGCTCATTATCTACCCCTGCTTGCCTTGTAGTATTCTTTCCAAATCTTCGTTGCGTTCTTCTTGTGTCTCTCAAATGCTGGACGCATAAAGGGGCGCTTCGGCATTTTCATCGGCATAGGTCCTCCACGAGAAGACTCTAAGAGAATCATGCTGGAGCTGACTTGAGTCATCTGCCCTTTCTTCTTCTTGAGATTCTCTTTCGTCAGAGTGCTACGAACTCGGACCACCTTGACCGTGACTGTAGCACCGAACTCGTGGATCTCGGGTTGAGTTTTCCCGCCATAGGTACGCATGCCAGAGAGTTTCATAACCCCGATTCGTACCGATCGCTTCTCCTTGTCCACATCATAGACGATGGTTCTAAGGTTGGCTCCCTCCTGGCTGTTCCGTGCTCGTGGTGGCTTTCCCGCTGGTCGTGGTGGTGGTCCAGGTTTCATGACCGTGACCTGTTTACCATCCACGATCTGCTTGGAGAACTTGACCCCCTTTGCTGGAGCACCGATGAGCTTTCGAGCGTCCTGCCGAATGATCGCACCGAAGTGCTTCAAGGTCCGTTCGGTGGCTCGCTCAGCTCGCTTGGTCTGCTTTCCTTTGATCTTCTGGATCTCTTTGATTCGTGCTTTCAGCCGGGTCTTGATTTTCATTTTTCGAGTCCCTTGGCAGAAACATTTTCAAAGCGCCGATCGTACCTTTTCGCAGCGGTATAGTGGACCGCTCCTTGCCCTTCTTGGCTGTCCTCCTTTGCGGTATGAACAGCTCAGGACGAGCACCCCGAGCTAGCTCGAAGAGCATCCATCCTTTGTAGGGTCTGGGATCGAGTCCAGCGACTCCAGCCAATCGGAAGAAGTGGATAAACATGCTTGCTCGATCAGATTGGCTCGTGCTATCTCCAGCGTCTTCGCCTTGTCCCACAAGCCCTTGAGCATTTGCCCCTGAGCTGGGGACAGGTGGACGAAAAAATCGATGTACTCCCCCATCCATGCATCCCATGCGCGGGTGAGTGTCGCGCCATCGATCCGCTTTCCAAACTCCAAAGCACTCAGACCAAGCCGCTTGCATTCGTCGAGGCAGCAGACCCAAAGTATTCCCAGCATCTTCTCTGGTGACTCTGGCACCTGGCCGACATCGTCCATGAGGTTGATGCCCATCTCGGTCTTGATGTTCAGTAGATGGCCGACCGTGAGATCGATTGCCCACGGTTGGCCTGTCTTATCGGTAAATGTCCTCATTCAGTCCTCAGCTTAGATTAAGGCACGGTGTACCAGGATGGAGCCACATTGGCACCAGCCACGCCACCAGAATTCTTGCATGGCCGGAGCGATACGTCCACCATCAGAGCTTCACCGAGATTCTCGTTTCGGGTGAAAGACTTGACCATCATGAACGCTCGCAAGCCTTCATTGCCAGTCGATCCAGCACCGGTGATGATGCCATCCATCACCGCCACCTCAACAGGTGTCTTGGCAAAGAATGCAGTCTGGAGAGCGGTAAAGTCATCGTCGGCATTGTCATACAACATCGAGAACTCTACCGAGCCATCGATCAGGCCATCGACGAATTCTTTCCAGCCACCAGAGGCCCGAGTCGTTACGTCGGTTTCGTCCTTCTCCATCGAGAGCGTGAGATCCTTGACGTTAGGAATCTCGTTCCACGTTGGGGCGGCATTGGTGCCAGTGTTGCGGTAAAGCTTTGCGTTTTGCGCTAGTACGTGAGCCATGATTAAAAACCTTTGTATCTAAGATTGACTTGAGTCATTAAGACGCCGTTATCGCTGACCTTCCCCACGTCGAACGGTTGATCCTCTTCGACTTCGACAAGGGGAAGACCAGCCATTTTCACTCCTTGGAGCGAATTGCAGATCTCTTCGACCAGTTGCAAAAATTCGCCGGTCTTTGTTTCGTTCTGCGCGTTGTTACCATCGGCAGTGGTGCGAACGACCAAGCCGACCGTATATGTCTTGAGATACACGCCGCCGCGAGATTGCTCGACCCGTTCAATCGGTCCTGCGTAGAGAGTCACATCGTAACCAGTCAACACGTCCCGCTCGAAGATTGGTACAAGCTTCTTGATTGGCGTGAATGCTTGGCTGTAGGTGGCTGCATCGATAAACGCAACCACCGAATCAACTAGTGTTTCCCGTACTCCAGGCATGTGGCTAAATCTCTCGTGTGTGTATCCTGATGAGCTGCTCGGATTGGTCTGTGTAACGCCACTGAGCCTCCACGCCGACCGCAAGGATTGCGTAGGTCTTTGACCCCTCAGTTATGCGATCGCCTTTGAGCGGCAAAGTTTGGACACCACCGAGCACCAAAGCCGAGGTGAGGACTAGATAGTCCCTGCTCTTGACCTGTTCGATAATCATCCCGTCTTGCGACAGGTCGTGATTGGATCGACCGGGTACAGCCTTAGTGATGACCACCGACTGCGAAGCCGATGGCCTGCTGTAGGTGATGTCTACGCCCATGGTGGCCTGCATAGTCTTGTAACCATGCAGACCAGCTGCCGCGAATGGAGTGCTACTCATTAGGTCAACAGAGCCTCGGTCGATCCAATGCGATCGGTGACGATGATCGGCACACCGAACGATTCCGTGGGGAATGGTGCTGGTGACCCGGTCGGATTCGTCGCAGTCCTGGAGCGCTGGAGCTGTCCAAGGCTTCGACGGTTGCACGCGATGTAGGTCGGACCGCGAGACGCTGGGAATCGCTCGATGGCTTGGCTGATCAAGGCATCGGTGAGACCCTTGCCCGAATCAGCGGTCAGGTTGGCGATCCGAACGGCGCTGAAGTTGCTGCCGATCTTCAAGCCTGCCCAGCCGTGGATCGAGTGAGCAAGAGCCCAGAATCGACCTTGGACCGCTCCAGATCGCTCGACTCGTTGTCGCTCACCGATCGTGATCACGCCTTGATTCCCCCACAACATCTGGAGATCTTCTTCGCCGGTGCGAATCAGCCAGCAGGAGGATCCAGTGTTGGCCGTGGTGCCACCAGCACCGACCACCTGAGCATCAGCCAGGCCGTCGAGGTTGGTCTGATTGGCCAAGCCGCTGAACCCTGCAGCCAGGTTGCCGGTACCGTAGAAGATCTGCTCTTCGCACTCAGCCAAAGCTTGGCGAAGGTGGGCCATGGCTTCGATGGCCATCACGTGATCGACTCCACGCTCATCGACCAGAGCAGCAGCCTCATCGAGTGCGAAAGATGCATCGAGGAAACGGAGCGTGTTGGTGACTTGCGTGTAAGTCCCGACCGTGTTCTCCACCCCATCGTTGATGTTACGGAAGCCGACCGCTGGGTTGGCGGTCTTCTTCGTGTAGACGAAGGTATTCGAGCGGCATTGACGAGCCGAAAGGACCGCGAGAACCGGCGCTTCGTCGAGAACGTCGCTGAGCATCAGCTCCATGTCGAGTTTGTTGAACGTGACCACATTGGCCGATGTCATATATACATCAGGCATAGCTATACTCCCTTGCTAAATTGGATTTGTAAAACTGTGAGTGTGTCTCTGTGGTGTGTCTCGTTGGTTGCCGACTAGTTGCTAAGAGCTGCCGCCCACTTTGCCGACTTCTCGTCCGCTCCTTGGGACTTGAGCTGCTCAGCCTTCGCGACTGCTGCTTTCTTGCTGTCGCTCAGCTCGATCCGAGGATCGGAGGACAGAGCATCGCTTTCGCCGTTGCTTGCCTTCACAGCTGCTTCGAGTCGGGTCTCCAGGTCTTTGATCTGCGAGAGCAGATTCGCGTTTGCTTCTTGGGACTCCTTCGCGATGTCCGCGAAGCATTCCCCGATTGGTCGGCCTTCGAGGTACCACTTGGCACCGCGATCACCGAACGCTTCGATGTAAGGCTTGGCACCGTCCAACGAGAGCTGGCCAGCAGGAGCAGCCACAGGGGCTGGAGCCGGTTGGGTCTGTTGGCCAGCTTGATTGCCTGCTAGCACTTCGTCCATAATGTTTCTTCCATAGTGTTTGGACAGAAAGGAGCACATCCGTTCCACGACCTCGCGGGGCTCCCGATCCGCGAAGTGAGTTTCTACGATCCATGTGGCCAGTGATGGCAATCCCTGAGGCGATGCCATGTCGAACAGACCGCCGCGCGTAGCAGCTGGTTCATCGACGAAGTCCACCGCGCGAAGTCCATCGAGGCGAAGCGGTAAGGTTTTCCCCTCTGGTACTTCGGTATACATCACGCCAGCCAGGCTGGTAGCAGCCGAGACACCGAACGATTCTGGATCTTCTTCTGCGAGATCCATCACGTATGTACCGAGATCACCGCTCGGTGTGTCAAACGAGGATTCAGCTAGCTGCAAATCAGCATAGGCCGAATCGCCCTCGATGCGAAAATTGGTCCATCGTCCGAGGTACTTGCCGAAGCCATCGTCGGACATGCTTGGATGAGTGAACCGGGCTTTGGTCCCCCTGTTTGGTTGGTTGCCGTATTCGACGACCTGAGCCAAGGTATCTGCGTCAACCTCCCATGGTCGCGAGTCGTTTACCTTGCCCATCTGCATTACCTTGACGCCGTTGATCCGCTTTGCCGCTCGATCAACGCCAGACTTTGGAGCACCTCGAAGGGGTGATGTTTTGAACAGGTTGTTAAGCATTTCGCGATTCTCCTTGATCTGCTGTGTCTTCTTGATCTTCTTCGGATTCTCCAGAGTCTTCGGAATCGTCTTCCTCGTCCTCTGGCTCCATGGTGTCCTCGTTGATCGGTGGCTCTTCTGGTGGTGGTGCTTGCTGTGCTCCAGGGGATGCCGTTGTAAGGGTGGACATACCCATGGACACCAAGAACTCATCCTCTTCGTGGATCTTTCGGACTACGTCTTTCCAGTCGTCCCCGTATCGCTCCCGACGAATCTCGGACCGGCTGCGAAGCTTGTTCGCGATCGCTAGGACATCGCCAGCTACCTCATCCTTCGGATTCCACCAAGGCATGCCGCTCGGGATCCAGTCCCAGTTGATGTCTTCGATGCGATAGCCAGCAGGTAGGGTAAGCACCCCTTCGGCCACCCATTGCAGGATCTTCCATACGGTGATCCGGTCTAGCAGCTCTCGCAGGTCTTCGCGCTTGGACTTGCAGGATTGCAGGTACATGATCAAAGCTGACCGAGACCCGAAGAAGTTGGTATAAGCTTCATCGTAGAAGCTCCACGGGATGTCCATCGACTTCAAAGCCGACTGGAGACACATGGTCAAGAATGACTGGAATTCGGTCGAAGGGTGCTTCGATTCGAGAAACTCCATCTTGTCGCCTGGATCCAGCTCCACCTTGACCGGGCCACGACCGAGATCGATGCGATACTCACCGCCAGATTCTTCCTCATCGTCGCTGTCGGCCATCTCGCGAGTAATCGCAAGCGCGAATAGCTGAGTGATTTTTGCCTTGGCTCGTGCGTAGTCTTTAACTTCGAGCACATCTTGAAACTCGGAGATCGCAGCCACCAATGGTGACACGCCGCGAAACTGGTCAAAGGAGTCCCAGTATGCAAGCTGCATGATATTCTTGGCCGAGACTTCGCGCTCGTACTGATACCGACCGTCAGTCATTCGCTTGTAGATGCCTGCGCCCATCATCCGGCCACCATCGGCTAGATGGATACCATGGACCCACGTTGCCTTGCCATCCCTGGTAGGTGGATCTTGCACGCGATCCCCTTCGATGGCTTGTAGCTTGCCTTGGACCTTCACGAGAAAAACATCACCATCGAGGACGCGACGGGCCTCAGCAAGTCGAATCATCCGTCGCAAGGAATGCCGGTTGGCTACGTCGCAATTGATTGATCTGGAGTACCAAGTCATCAGCCGTTCAAGCTGCTTGTTGAATGCTGGGTCTTCGGTGGATGCTTGGAACGTGAACGTGGAAACGAAATCCAAGTGCTTGCGAACAGCCCACCCAGCCACGCTGTAATTACGCCAAAGCTCCCGCGCTCCCTCGATGACTCTTCGTCGCTTGGTGGTATCGAGGATCTGGTCGGATGTCTTGATGTTGGTCCCAGGGTCGCGCCGCTGGGTGCTCGATTCTGCCGCGATGTACCTGCCAAACATGCCGGCAAGTCGCTGACGAACTGTCTGGACTTGCTTAATCATGGCTATTCCCCAAATTGAAGCTGCTGAATCTGGACTTTGATCTGGAGTACCTGACGACTTGCTTGCGCCAGTATTCCAGCTCCTTGATGGCTTGGTCTCGATTGTATTGGACCATGTTTCCGTCCACGCTGACCATCATCACGCCAGCACCGGTGGCCATCTGCTCTTCGAGAGAAGCGACCATGCGCCGTGCGGTTTCTAGTTTCTGGATTCGCTCTTCGTGGCTCATAGCTTATTTATTTACCTTGTGGATTGGATCGATACAAATGCGCAGCTACTGATCTGCCGCAGAATCTGCGCCAAGTGGCCATGCCTCCTTGAGCGTGTAGACTTGCTCGCAGCCCTTGCAGGTGACGTGGTAAAGCTTCATCAAGTAGCCATCATGCTCAAAGCTGTGGTAGGCTCCCCGGTTTTTCGTGCACCCTGCCGCCTGGTCGCAGTGAGGACACCGAGGGATGGTGATCGATACTTTCGGTTTCGATTTGCTCATAGGTACTCGACCCTCCTGGACCTCTTGGGTTTAACTTCCGATGGTGGTGCGTCGGTGCTCTGTGGTGGTGCTCCAGGTTCTGTGGGTTGCTGCTGCTCGATGCCCTTCGCCGAGGACTTCTTTGACCGCTTCCCGCCCTCTCCTTCGAGCTTGCATCCTTCCACGCTCGCAGCCACACAACAGCCGACCAGGCAGTCTAGCCAGTGGTTATCCGGTCGGTCTGGTCTGATCTTCCATTCATCGACTTCCCTGCCGCGCCCCTTGGTTCGGACTGGATACTCAGCCTTTAGGTGTTTCGCTATCGTCGAGTGCTCGTGAGGGTCGGCTTGATAGAGCACCAGGCTACCGGATGTTCCTGGCTCGGTGGATAGTCGCGAGTGAAAGAATGACTTCCAAAAGTTGGTATCGTAAAGCACATGCCGAATGGGCACGTCTTTCGCTCGATCTATCCGCCAGTGTTGGCCGACTGCGCGTCCAAGTTTTCTGACGTGGTTCGCGTTGAGTGCCTCACTCGATGCAGTCACCCCCTTGCCGTGGCTCGGATACAGAACCGATCGATGTGGACTCGTCCGGCAGAACTCATAGACGATGTTTCGCGATAACCCCCAGTTTGCATCGATCATGATCCGGTTGAATGGGATCTCTCCACCCGTCGCGGTCTTGAGTTTCGACTCCATCAGGTGGGCTACCAGATCCTTGAGTGCTTTGCTCAATCGCACCTCCAAGGAGTCGCCTGGATACATCTTCGAGAGAGTCTTTCGGACCGTCGAGAGTTTGAAGCTGTTTCCCCTTTGCTGTGGCCATGCTCCATAATCAACCACCGTTCCGGTAAAGTCAGAACGCCAGGAAACGATGGAGTAGAACAAGAGATCCTGCTGGACATCGATAAAGCCGACCACCTTGTCTGTCTGCTCTTGCAGCTGGCCTTTCTTCGTGATGCCGATTCGCTTGGTAATCTCGTCTTCGCTTAGGATTGAATCATCGAGTTTCAATTCGAGCGGGTGGTTTTGGTACTCGGCCCAGAATGCCTCCTCGTTCCTGAAATACAGATTCATCCCGTTCTGGATCGCGGATAGCTCGTCTTTGTTGTGTCGCTCTGGCCAAGCCGCTTCGCAGCCAAGATCCATCTGGTCTCGGTGCTCCAGGTAGTATTCGGTGGCTTCCTCACCTTTGCCACCGTTCCGAAGACTTGCTTTCCTGATCTCGTAATACTGCGTCCAAAGATCCATGTTGGTCGGCATGCCGTATAGCAACTGCGTCCGCTCACCATGCCATTCTGGAGACTCTTCGCGATCCAGGGACATATCCGCCAGGTCACCTTTTTTGATGACCGTGCAAGGCATCACGCCAGCTATCTTGACCCCTGGTCCCGCGAGTCCCAATACGTCCCCGTTGATGATCGCTAGCCGGTCGTCGGTCTGCTCCCCGCTCTTTGCACTCTCGCGAGTCTGCGGGTCGTCGGGGATCACGTAATCTGGCCGAAGGACCTCACCATCTGGAGTTGTGAACTGCTGCCCTCGAACGTCCCCTGTGATCCCACACACACTGACCACTGAGCCCGATGCTCTGGATCCGGTGATGGTCGGCAGGATTAGGAAGTTACTCAACCATTGAATCCCAGTTGGCTCACCTTCGTAGGTCTGACCGCTTGCCCGAGCAGCTCGGCCCTCAAGGGATCGAATCGGAAAACAGACTTCTGGGAAGTCCTCTAGGAGTAGCGGATTAAATCGCAGCTCGGACTTGATCGACCCAAGAAGCTTTTCGGCTTTGGTCTCAGTCGCACCGATCAGACAGACCCATCGACGATAACCATAGAGCAAAGACCACAGAGCAGCGGTGATGGCCAAGGTGGTTTTGCCGTTTCCACGAGGCATGGCCAAAGCAAAGAGGCCACCGTCTCTGACCGTTGTCTCGATCCGCTCGATCACCCGCAAGTGATCGCGACTCCATCCCATCGAGAATGCTCGCGGTCTGTAGGTCTCGCAAAACGCGCGAAAGGAGTCAGCCCCCGCAAGCCGCCGATTCATATCGACTACAGGAGGGATTTCCCCAAGCTCGGAGCCAGCCGACCGCATGTCTCGCATGCGCTCGGCCATTCGCTTCCGATGCTCTTCGTAAGCTGTCTTGTCCTTGTCCTTGGTCGATACCATTAGGGAGAGCCGAGCAGGCTGTTTAGCTCCACGATAGGATCAGAATCGGCAGGGATTGTAACGTAGACCTTGGCACCAGTTCCACGCCAGGCTTGGTATCTGACGCCTGGTGTGAGATCCGAGAATTGAGCCACGCCGACTGCATCGCTCACCGCTGTTCTGGTGGCTGTGTCGATCGCTAGCCCAGTGCTTCCGTGCTCGGTGGAGACTGCCTGCATGCTCATCGTGACCCCAGTCTCTGGCAGGCCGTTGGCACCGAGGACCAGCCAGTACCCTGTGACGTTGCCAGGACTGCTTGGGGTGATCGCGATAGCAGTAAGGCTGTAGGTCTGGTTGACCGTACCAGAGACCGCCAGAACAGCACCAGCGAAGGTAGTATTGGGGCTCGTGATGGACACAATCCACGAGCCATCATCAATGTTGAAAGTCGCGACACCGCTGACGTTGGTGGTTCCCAGGTAGGTTTCGCCAGCCTTGGTCAATCGGACCTTGGCACCCTGGACTGGTGCTCCAGAGAGTTGGACTGTGATATTCACGGTCCGCGCCCCTGTTCCAGTTCCACCGCCACCGCCACCCGATGGAGCAAGGCTCAGAGATGACGCTTCCCACTGCCAGCCACCAGAGCCATCGGATTGGATCATGGAATAAAGCTGAGCGACCAAATAACCAAGATCCCCTGCATCGTAGGTGCTCGTCGATCCAGCTTGCCCCATCAATCCTGCGACGATGCCAGCGATGCTGTGAACATGGCTTGCGGGTAGCACGATGAACGTATCACCGACCACTGGAGCACTCGTCAGAGCCTCCTCTAAGGTGATCTGCCCGTTGGTGTTGTTGTAGGTCAAGATTGGGCTGTTCTGGTCGATCACCAGGCCCGAATCAAACATTAAGACCGCATGCTCGAAAGCTTGCGTCGGGTAGGTGAGATTGGTCGAGAAACTGGTCGTGGTTGGCGTAGTCGCTGCCGTTACCGTCCCCTCCACCACTGTGTTGGCTCGTTTGATGATCTGGATGTACTTGGCCAAGGATCCAGGAACTGCGTTAGGATCAATCTGACCTTGGAGCACGCTTTGCGTGATTGTGTCTACTGTATCGTTTGCTACCAATGCGCTAACAGCCAGCTCGTCAACCATGGTCACTAAATCGATTTGTCCGCTTGTGCCCACTCCAAGGGTGCGACCTGGTACCGTTGGTTGCAGTGGCGCCAGGCCGGTTTGATAAGCACCTACGGAGGAATCCATCCGGCCACCGCTGAGCGCCGTTGGCAATCTGCTCTGGATGTTTTGCGTATCGGTTTCGATGTCGGCAAACTTCGAGAGACCGAAGGCTGCTGCATCTTGGTAATTCACCGAGTCCAGCTCGATGTACAAATTGACTGGCGCCATGTTCGCCGCGCCTTTGAGCATGATCGCGACTTCGTTGCCACCGTCCAGAGCTGCGTTCTCGATGCCAAGCTCGTACCAGCCAGGGAGGTTGGTGTTATCCACAGCGACGAATCCACCAGGGGTGAAGCTGCCAAGGGTCGCAGGTACCAATGGCATCTGGACATCGTTAGCCATGTCGCCTGCGTAGTACCAGCAATTCAGACCAGCAGACGCGCTCGTCAGATTTGGCAATCCCGCGCCGGTGGTGCTCGATGAGTCACCGATAAAGATCAGACGCCGGACGCTTGTAGAACCTCGTTTGATTTTCACTGGTCTGCTCCCCCTCGTATGTTGACTTGTCGAACCGATCCGCCACCGCCACCAGTAGGCCCATATCGCTGAGTCTCAATCAGAGACAGGATGAGCGATCGATAAAATGCCGATGTTGCTTGTGTCACACTAGCAGTGGCCCAGATCGCTGTACGGTTGAGCTGGTAGTATTGCTTTGCTTGCCATGTCGTACCGTTGGTTGCCGCTTGCAGGTCGATCATTGCTCCTGGTGGTAGCAGGGTGTTTGTCGCGTTTGAGTTTAGGACATAGCCCAGCAGAGCCATATTCGCTGCGTCGGTTTTAACCGTACCTGCAGCTTGGGCGGGGTAGCCGATGGTGGCACTAGTGCCAGTCTGTGTGGTGATGTACTCCGGTACCACTAGCGTATTTGCGCCACCTCTCCAAACAGTCGCAAAGAGATGAGCAGCATTGGTCCATGTGCCCGAAGTCATCGAAGCATTTTGCGCATGCATATAAGCCACGAGCACTGAACCGCCAGCCAAGCTCGCGGTGTACGCAGTGATCCAACTCGCACTAGGCTTGACTGGTAATGTGGCCGATGCTGGATTGGATGCATGAATGATAATCAAGTCATCGGTGAGATGACTCGGCAATGTGATCGATGTCGCGAGAGCTGATGCCTGCCCCTGGAGAGCGATTGTCATAGGTTGGGTTCCGTTCCTGGTGTGCCATCGTATTCAGTATCGATCAAGTGGCAGTAGGTGCTATACCGAACAGACGCCGCGCCCTTCTTGCCGGTCCTGTCTACTTGGAGCTTCATGGCTGCCAGTTCTGTGGCGATCTGCTCATCGGTCGCTTCGAGTCCATGGTACTCCAGAAGGGAGACATTCCGAGCCGCCTCGTTAGCCACAGCGAAGGCTAGGGGATCGCCGGAAGTCTTGAGCAGCTCAACGGCGAACGGCAAAAACGTCTCCATATTTTCCGCGCCGATGATCGCAGCCAAGCCATCGTAGGCCCATGGAATTCGGTCTGCTTTCGGGTGTACTGGATCTCGCAACTGAGCGGATATTTCTTCCGCTGTTTTGTTCTGCCAGTCGTTGCAAGATTGGATCAATTGCGAGAGTCTCATACTACGCCGTTTCTTTCTTCTCTAAGACAATTTCCACCCGTTGTAGCTTCCGCCTGGCTGTGTCGTGATCCCCGTCCAGAGTCGCGAGTCCAGCCTGAGCGACCAAGCCGATAGCGTGATGCGTCGTAAAGTGAGACTGCCCGTCGAGAGCTGCTGTCGTCTCAAGCTTTGCCAAAGTCTCTGCATTCTTCTCTTGCGTCCGGGTGGCGCTGTCCATGAATGCGATATGCGCGTCTGCGATCTTCGGTCCGTACTTTTTGATCAGGCTGAACAGCAGCCAGATAAACGGGCCGACGAAGATCAAAAGACATGCGAACGGAATGCCGACCGATTGAACAAACTGAGCGATTTGCGTGTAGTCGATTTGCATCGTCTGAGATCCTTACTAGCGACGGAAGATCCAGCCGCGCCGAGTTGTGGAGGTTGGTGGTGGAGCGTATTGGGTGGGTTTTGCTGATGGTACTTTGCATACCCCGCCAGGGCAATCGCTCAGCACTGGTGGACTGCTGACCATGACTGGACTCGACACAACCACAGGCTGAGACTTGACCGGTTGTGGGCGATCCGATGGGCTCGGAGCTGGAGAGAGCAGCACGTCAGACGCGCTTTGCTGGATCGCTGACACTGGAGCACCGATCACCTTGCCTGTTCCGTCGCAATCTCGGCAAGTCTGCCAGACTCGACCGTCCCCCACCTTGCCAGTACCGAGGCAAGCTTTGCATGGGTCTCCAGGCTTTGGAGTTGGGGCAGGTGTCGGAGCTGCTTGACGACCTAGCGTCGTGTATGCCATGCCGGACCAGGCCCACCCCCTCTGGAGATCCTGAGCCATCGAGGTTGACCAAAAAGTCAACATGATCACCAAGCAATAAAATCCATTCATTTGCTTACCATCCTTTCGTCCAATCTATGGACCGTCTTTGGAGTCCGCCCACGCCACAGACAGCATAGCTGTCTTCTTGACGCAGCATTCGATCACACGTCTTGGCATCGACCCAAGCAGAGCATTTTTGCACCGCTGGCCAATAGTCGATCACTTCGCCAGTCTTGGTGCTCTTGTACCAGTCACCGAGACCCCAGGAATTGCCCCACGAATTGACACACAGCAAGCCTGGCCGATCGTATCGGACACCTGCGAAAGTCATACAGTGGTACCAGGTACCACGACCGACAACGAAGCCGTCCTTGTCACGCTTGTCTGATAGACCTTGATCAGAGCAGACCACGACCGGAAAGCCGGACTCGATGACGCCTGCTGCTTGCTCAAAGGTTGTGGTAAGTGGTGCTTCGTTGATTGGCGTTAGCTTGCAAAGATCGTCGAGAGCGTTCTTGTCAAAGGATCCACCACATCCAAAATTCCCCCACTCCTTCGAGCGCTTTGCCGAGTAGCTTCGCAGGTCGTGATCCTGGTTGCCGGTGATGGACGAGTAGTCAAGTCGTGGAAGTGCTCCCCACTTGGTGGCGAACTTCGCAGCATAGGCACCGACCGCACCATCGCGGTAACCGCCTTGCTTGATCCCTCGCGCTTCGACTCTTGCTCCACCGTAGTAAGGCTCTGTGGCGTAGGGGCCTTTCCAGATCCATGGCCGAAGCTTCTGCCGGATGTCGCTGGACACAGAGAGAGTGGTGCCCAGCTCCCAGCCCCAGGAAACACAGTCGCCGATCCCCTGGTTGCCTCGTTCCCAGTCAGGCTGGAGAGCCCTGAGCGAATCGAACAGGATCACCGGTGGCTTGCTCGGGTCGGCGAAGCTTGCCTGCATCATTCGAGACTGGTCCGCCGACATGCGGAAGACTGGAGTCTCGGAGTCATTCAGGACCGATTCCACTGCTTCGTGATTTGGGGTCCAGCCTAAGTGCAAGCTCATTTCAGGTGCTCCAGAGTGTAGGCCGCTCCATCGAAAAGCTTGACCACAGTTGCCCTTCGGCCTGCTTCGTCGAGGGGTTCATCGCTGGTCCCGAGCTTGGCTAGATCAGGTCCGAGAGCTTGGCCGATCACCGATCCATTGCCGACCGGTTTAGGGGGGCAAGCGACGACCCAGTCTCGCAGCTGCTGCACGTCAAGCATGGTTTTCAATCTCGGTCCCTTGGGATGGCTGGCATCCGACTCGATAGACCGGGCCATCCCGTAGAGCAGACCGGCCCATGTGGCTGCCTCTTGCTTGCGTCCTGCAAAACCCGCCTTTAATGGCTCAGCCACGCTGGCCGGGACATCGATGACCGGGCCAGGGGCAGGAGCTGGATTTGGTACGGGGCCAGGAGCAGGCGCGAGGCGATCCAGCCAAGGGAGACCCAAGGCTAGACCTGTAAGGACGATTCCAAGCAGCTTACGATTCATCCGCTTGATCTCCCGAGCGAATAAGAGCAGGTGTGATCAGTGTGTCGATGGCTTCGAGCGCCTTGGGATCGCTCTTGACCTGTCGCCTGATCTGCATCAGAGCAGACAAGCTATCGACCACAGAATCACCGTGACCGCTGGGGGACGGGTTAGCAGAGCTGGAGGACAACAGCCGCTTTCCCGCCCCCCAAGCCGCTGGGCCGAACAGGACCGCGAGTCCTGCCGCGCCGATGAGTAGTTGAAGATTGAAGGTGTTCATTACTTGTTACGCAGCCCCATCAAGATTGTCGCGATGACTTGAGCAAGCTGGATCATTACCGGGATCGGTATGAAGCCCTTCTCGTCGCCAGCCTTGCCGACCTGGATCCCGTCCTCTGGCATCGCGCCGACCGGGATACCCTTACCTTCGACCAAGTAGCCGACGATTTCAACAAGCTTCCAAAGCCCTTCTTCGTTGGCTGCATTACGAAGGAACTGGACAACCAAGTCATCCGCTGGGGTCGCTGTGAAGTCCGCGACAATGTCCCCAGCTTCGATCGCTGCCAATACGCGAGTTTTCACGTCGAGATTGTCGTCGCCGATCTGCTTGACCAGCTCGATCAGCTTGCCGATGTTGCTCATTCCGAGCTTCGAGACCAGCGAAAGAACGTCACGGATTGATCCAAAGGCACCTAAGACTGAACTCATAATCTGTCCTCGCTGATAGATTCCGACAAGTTTTCCACCTGTCATCATCATACAGCCAAAGTTTCACTGCGACACATTCCGATGAAAAATCTGGTTTACCTGTTGACAGGTTTACAGGTTCGGTAAAATTACAGCCGCCGGAAGGCTATAACTCAGGGGTAGCCAGGGTTTGCCTAACTCGCCCTAATTCCGGTATTGGCTCGAGGTAAACGATGGGGAAACGCAGCCCGAACGTCTCGGTATGAATCGGCCAGACGTGTCGCTCGCAGCCAATTTTTTCGATCGCGTGGTGTAATCCAGGCAACACAGCAAGCATTTGCTTATTCCTTCTGGAGCGGATGTTTGAAATCGCAGGTTCAAATCCTGTCGCGGTCGCTTTGTTTGTTTGTTTTCTGTTTTGAAAGGTTGTTTAGATGCTTCGCTTTGTTTTGTCCGCTGTTGTTTGTTTGTTCGGATGTGTCGCTAATGCTCAGACTCCGTTTCCGGTGCGAACTGTGCTTGCTGGTGAAACAGCGACGGTTCCCTCTGGTGATTACGTCCTGACCAAGCAGGTCGCTGTCCGAGTTGGCGGAAAGCTGATCTTAGAGCCTGGAGTCAAAATTCGAGTGCAGATTTCCTTGCCGATTTCAGTCTACGGTGAGATCGATATTCGCGGTACTGCCGCCGATCCAGTGGTGATCGTTCCAGACGCTGTTGGTTCTTGCGGAACTATTGCTGTGTTTCCGACTGCTGGAGCAGTTCGACCGAAATTCACGGCGACGGGTTTGGATTTGACTCACACCAAGGACAGCACATCGTTATTTCTCAGCGGTTGTGATTTTGCTATCTCGAATAGTCGAGTCACCAATCTATCGACCGCTGCGAATCGCGCTTGCGTTGCGGTCGTCAATGGTTCTGCTGGAGTGCTCTCAGGCTGCTATCTCGATGGATCGAAAGACAAACTCACGACTCCAGTCGTCGGAGTGACCGTTGATTCAAGTACCGCATCGGTTGACCTAGTCGAGACGATTATTGCCAATGGTGATCTGATACGATCTGGCAAGCAGTTCACCTTGGTTTCTGGATCGATCGAGTAGTCTGCTGGATGTGTTGCGCCAGGGCCGGAGTTTGATCAGTGGGGGCATTGATCCAGCAAGCGGGTAGCCACTCCCGCCCGGTCCTTTTTTGTTTTCTACCTGGAGACCTAGAGTGATTGCGATCAAAGAAAAAAAGATTGTTGGCCTGACTCGATGCCGATGCTGTGGCCTGAAAAAACCTACCGCCGAGATTAAGCAGCGGAAGTGCCAGGACTGTCAGGAAGTGGATCGCCGATCTGACGGGATGCTGGCCTGTAAAAAGTGCTCGACCCGAGTCCCATCGAATCAGATCGTTTCGGGCCGGTGCCCTCGATGCCAGCCGCGATCGGCTAGAGGGTTCTCCAAGTGCTGCATCTGCCGAAACGAGGTTGAGACCTGGCGGATTGTCTCTAGGCGATGCCCGGCCTGCCAGCCGACTTCGGCTTGGCCGACCTGCAACGGATGCCACCGAAAGCTCAAGCCGCGCAAGGATGGGTCTGCTTCAGAGTGCCATCACTGCCAGGACTCGCAGCGAAAGCGGACCTGTGCTTGCGGTGCAAAGTTTCCCAGGTGCGAGAACGGCAAGTATCCGTCCAAGTGTCCAGAGTGTCGCAAAGTGGCACCGCTGAAGACCGTTTATTACAAGAATGTCAAGCCGTACCGATGCAAGGGTTGCGGCTGGACGGTCGAGAAGTCTCCTTGCGTGATCTGTGATTGCGAGAAAGCGAAGGCCGAACGTGGCGCAAGTCAGAATCAGTGAGAAGAACAAGCGACGACTGGAGAGCCTAGCCAAGCGGTTGGTTGGTGCTTCAGGGATCGAGACCGCAAAACATGCTGGGGCTGAGTACGTCCCAGCCGATCAGGTTGTTACTCGTGCGCTCGCAGCTCTCGAAGCTGAGCTGGAGCGAAAGGAACCAAAGAAGTGAAGATCCGAAATTTAGTCAGTCAGTTGGTGTTGGCCGGGACCGTTGGTAAGAAGCCGACGAGGCACAAGCCCGAATCGAATCAGCCGGTCCGAGTTAGCCGACCGCTCAAGGAGCGAAAACGAGAGCTAGCCAGGATCCTCAGAGAGAAGAAGGCAGGGTTGCGATAGTGACAAGCTTGCTGCCGAATCTCGAAAAGATAAAGCACAAGCCAGGTGCTCTGCTTCACTTGGTCGAGACTCTCGTCCAAGCGATCCATGATTCTGACATGGACCTATCCCCCTGCCGACTCTGTGGCAAGCCTGTGATCTGTCTACCTGATGGCCTAGCACTCTGCCGGGCCTGTGCTGAGAAGGATGGTGGGTGATGGCCAGAGAGTACAAACTAACCTGGAGAGATCACGACCAGCGATGGCGAAAGGTTTACAAGGGAAGAACGCTTTACTTTCCAGGCGAGGGGGGAAAGCACGCCAGCTACGCCAAAGCCTGGCGTGAATTTCTGGCCGCGAAAGCTGAGATCGATGCAGAAGCCGAAGCAGCCAAGTCCACCTCTTGGAAAAGCAGGCCAGAGATCCATACCGCCAAATTCCTAGCCGCCGCGATTAAGCGATCCGGCCTGGTGCTCCTCTGCTGTGAGCACTGTGGCGAAGCGATGATCGGCCCAAGGTTCGGCACCTACGAGGCCTGCTGTTCTGACTGCTTGTAATTAGCAGTATTCTTGATTATAAGCCAATGTTATAGGCTAGCATAAGCAAATAAACTAGTGCGTGTTTTTGGTGTCTCGGCGTGGTGGTCCCCTCCGAGGGGGGGTAAAGTACCTAACACCCCCCACCCCAGGGGGGTCGCCTCTTGTCTCACTCTGAGATAGCTGCCAAGGCCTCTAGCGTGGCGGCTAACGCGATGCGAAGCTCGTCTGCTCGCTTGGTCAGTTCTGCGTGCAAGTCTTCGCTATCGCATTGCAGAGCCCCTTGGCTGGCCTGTATCTCGACAATCAACGAACCATTGCGAACACACTCCCCCCGCTCTAGGTGGATTACCTCGATCTGGTAGTCGTCCTGGTAGACCCCTGCCTGCTGCATTGCGTCCAGGGGTGCTTTCAAAAGATTGTCCAGGTCTCTTCGTCGCCGGTCTGGTGGGTGTGCTGTGATCGAGAGGGAGAGGGCCACATCACCAAAAGAGATACGCTGCTCTTGGCAGATCGCAGCTACTGCCTCTCGGTATCGTCTACCCTCCTTGCTGATCAGGGTCTTGGCTCCCACTCGTCGCCAGTAGTGGTTGATGCTCGGTGGGTAGGGTAGCTCGATTCGCATGGGTCGGTCCTCCAGGTAGTGGGCTCGGTCTCTGGAGCCAACTGTCTCCTGAACCTGTTGACCTGTCAACGCCCAAAACAGATTCACCCCAGATCACCCTCGCGTATAAACATACCCCCCTAAAACCACACACACACAGGAAAAAGACATTGATGGTGAAGTTGTATAATAGTAAGTAGTAGTAGTAGTAGTTTAGTAGTCTTTTTATTGGTATTCCTTCAAAAAACAGATTCGCAAAACAGATTCGCAATGGGTTCACCTTCACTACCCCACCTCAGGGGGGTAGGTGGTGAAGTTCCCCCGCTCCTTGGGTCGGACCCACCCTCCTGGAGCACCCTCGGTGAAGCTGTTTCGGTCCACTTACCCAGCCCACCAGGGGGCAAAAACAATTTTCTAAAAGTTTTAACCTTTGAGCTTGTCCCGGTCGAATCAATGTTTACAATCTTTGCATGACAGCCGCCGATGGTTGTCGCAAGAGACACACTCAGACACGAGGACACGACAGATGGCAACGGCAATTAAGCTCGGTTTTGTTTTGGGATCTGACGGTAAGATTTACGCCCAGGTCCCAGCTCCTAATGAGCATGGCTTCGAGATTTGCGACGACGATCAATCCTGGCCGGGAGGGTTGGGTTCTGGTCTGGAGAATTGGTCTCTGCTGGCGAATGATGACCCAAGGATCAGCGAGGACGATCGGGAAAGAGTCGGCTGGATTCTCGACGAGCACTGTGATAGCTAATGACCCGCTCGGAATCACGAGTAGCCCACCTGATGCTAATGCGTCAGGGCTGGCGCTCCAGAATCATCGGCTGGGCCGGTGATATGACCGCCGATGTGTCGATCGAGGTTTCGGTCGGCAAGACGAGAATCAACCTGGAGACTTTCGACTGTGTGCGGAAGTTCCTGAGCAATAACCCTACTGATGGAGACACGAAATGATTTATAGAGCTTTTGCTAGAGCAGGATGGATAGCCGAACTGCGTGATTACTGGCCAGATTTTGCGATCGCTTACCCCAGGATGGCCGAAGCGTTGATCAGAGACGGTACTGCGTTGGTTACCTGCGAGGAGCTTTACGGGGCTAAGAATATGGGTGTTTACTTGCTATCTGAATGGATGGTTGAAAGCGACATCGACAGCGCGACGTTAGAGCAGCTAAATCACCATCTCGAAAGCTGGGGCAAGCAAGCTGGGTTTGTCAGCCTTGACCCTGCGAAGCAGGCTGTTCGCGATTTGTTTGTGGAACAGGATAAGCACGTGGAAAGCAGAAGAAAGGCACGCTAAATGGAAAAGAAATTACCCCGCGAGATTGTGGTTTTTCCAGATTACAGTTTCAGAACCTGGACAGGGCTGGTCAAGGACGCCATGGGCCAGCAGATTGCCGAAGAGACCCTGGAGTCCCTTGGCCAGTCATCCACCCGCGACGATGTCGAGCAAGCCACCGTAGCCTTGGCCGGTCGGCATGGGATCACCATCGATTCTGGATACCTGCATTGGGACTCGAACGAGCACACCGCGATCTGGCTAGCAGGTGATGACGAATCGCCGCATGGCTGGGTCTGCTGTCAAAGGGGAGAGACTGACAGCCTGGAAGACGCCAAGCTCGGCCCGATCCGCCTGGAGCGCTCTGACGCCGAGCTCGACCGCGAAGTCTTCGGATTCACAGAGATCAAGTTTGTTTACGATGGCTGGCTCTACGAGACAGACGTGCTGGAGGATGAGTCAGATGGCGATTAAGAAAACAATCATCCTGAGGCCGTACCGCTGGGAAGACCGCGAATCGATCTGGGGGAAGACATACCAGTCGCGATCCGGCCGAGTGATGCGGATGGTTTCCCGGGTGACATGCGTGAAAGGTGTTTTTTTCGTGGATGGGATCAAGGCCGATAAGCTTTTAGAAAAGTACATCTGGCTCGATGGATCCCCCTGTGGAATCGAAGTAAAGGGTTTTAGCAATGGTGAAGTCAAAGGAGCCCAAGGGGCCGATGGAAGTGATCAACATGGGGACCAGCCAGCCAGTGGACTGGGTGGAGCTGTTCCGCAGCTCGGCCAGCCTGGAGGGCTTGACATTTAGCGAATGGGTTGCCCTGGCCTGCCTGGATCGCGCAGCCTGGATGAGCGGTAAGACTGCCGAGGAGCTTGCCTCCGGTCTGTCGATCCGTGCGACTCGTGGCCGGCCGAGAAAGGAGGCTGAGCCATGCTGATGGAGTTTGTCTACGCTTTGGCATTTGGGCTCGTGCTCTGCTGCCTGATCGAGTTTGCTGGCTGGGTTCTTGGTGAGGTGCTGACAGCACCCGAGGAGGAATGATGATCTGGTTTGTCGCCTGTATCTTTTTGTTGATGGCCGCTTTTGCTGCTGCTGGCTTTGGTGCTGGGGTGTCGCTTGGGGAAATCACCCACTGCGACGAGGAGGATCGATCTTGAGTAAGACCATGGTAGTAAGGCGAATTGGCGACATGTCGATCGATGTGCAAGTTCCATGTTGTGATCCCGATCAAGCCTACAAGCTGATTCAGCAGCATGGGAAGGTATTTACCCTCGAAGGGGTGGAGTGGTCGAGTGATGATCAGGTGTGTCATCTGCAATTACATCCGGGAAACGGAACCATCACCGTCCCGGACGACTTTGGGCCGGAGGATCCGATCACCGAGGAGTGGTTGATCGAAAACGGATTCAAGAAATGTGTTGGGATGTGGTTTCACAAGGTTCTTGATATTTTGATTTCCGACATCTATCTCGACGGAACATACATCTGGACCGCCCTACCAGGTAAGCAGATGACCAAGATTAAGCATCTGCTCGCACTGATGATCTGGCTGAAGTCCGTACAGCCGCCGAGCGAGTCTGCAGGAAAGGAGTCTGTATCTTGAGTATCACAAACTGGACTAAGCCAGGCTGCCGGGCACTGGGTCTCGATGAGCCGATCCAGCAGGGGGACTATGTGGCCGAGTGCTGGGGTGAGGACCGATCGACTGGGACTCCAGGTAACTGGAATCCTGCCAATGGGACTATCGGCCAGACTCCCCGCGATGCCCATGTCTTCGCATGTCGGCCAATCGGAAAGGATGGTGGCAAGTGATTCGCGTGATGTACATCGGTGGCCATATGCACAGGAAGCTTGCAATGGTCGAATCCTCAGGAGGGTATCCATGTTTGCGAAACATCCAGCACGCTGTACCCGATCCTCCTTGGGAGAATAACCTTTCCAGAGTCGAAAACTTACTGAGGGAAAACCACATCCTCAGAAAATACAACACAGAGTTTTACGGATGCCAAAAGATCATCGTTGATGGTCGTCGCAAGATTCAGAAGGTTGCTTTCGTTTATGTGCTTTGCGGAATAGACCCAAAGCTTCTAGATGATGCGTACCTTAAAGAGCCAGGAATTATGGATCAGTTATGGGAGATCGCGACATGAGCTATGACGCAGAATGCCCACACTGTAAAGAGGACTTCACACCTGACGATCTGCACGAATCAGGCCGCTATAGCTGCCCGTACTGCCTGAAAGAGATCTGGATCGATGTTGAATACGAAGTGACCTACGAAGCTAGCTGTTCACCTGATGACCACCAGTGGCTACCGATGAAGCTCGATCCAAACTACCAGCAATGCGAAACATGCGGGAAGCTTAAACGTAGCACCGAATCTGATTGACACGATGCCTCGATCTGCTAGCCTAGCTCCTTCTAGGGCTGTGGTTAGCCGGTCGGAATCGTGTCTCCTGACTGACTAGCCAACAGCCTTTTTTTACGCCCATACCCAACCAAGGAGACACATAATGGTCCAACTGCCCTGGACAAAATCCACCCCCGCGACACAGATCGTCGAGTGCACTGCTGCTGATTATCACGCTGGTCGCTCGCACTACATGACGAGCCACATGCTGGACATCTTCCGGCATTCCCCGCGACTCTGCCAGCAGAAGATGTCGGGACTGCTCAAAGAGCAGACCAAGAGCTATTACGAGGTCGGTACTGCCGCTCACCTGTTTATCCTGGAGGGCCCCGCCGCCTTCCACGCGAAATACACGGTCGCGAATGGTCCGGTGAACCCAAAGACGGGTAACTGCTATGGTCGCGATAGCAAAAAGTTCGAGGAATGGATCGCCGAAGTCGAGGCCAGTGGAATGAAGATCGTTTCGGACCAGGAATTCCAGGACATCCAAGCCATGGCCGACAGCATCGAGGAGAGCAATGCTGCCGAGCTGCTCCACTATGGCCGACCGGAAGTCACCATCCGTGGAATGCTCAAGGGTGTTCCATGCCAGAGCCGGTTAGACTTCCTGGATCTAGACCGAGTCCGAATTGTGGATCTCAAGACTACCGAGAGCCTGGAGCGCTTCGACCGGGACTTTTTCAAATTCAAATACGACAAGCAGCTCGCGTTCTATCGTGCGATGGTCGCCGGGTTGGCACTCACCGACCGAGTCCCCGAGGTGTTTGTGATCGCTGTGGAGAAGTCACCACCATATCGAGTCCATTCCTGGCAAGTCACCGAGGCCACCTTGAGCGCAGCAGACGAAGTAAACAAGCTGCTGCTCGACCAGTACCGCCAGGTCTCGAAGACTGTCGGCAATACAATGAAATGGCCTATCTCGATCGAGTACGGCCGTACTTTCGGACAGATCTAGTTTACCTGTTTGTTTGTTTGTTTTTCTGTTTATGGAGACACGAAAGATGGCTTTGAACCTGACGACCACGCGAGTCATTAAACCGCGACGGACCTTTCTGTATGGGCCTGGAGGTATCGGCAAGACCAGTTTTGCAGCTGCCGCGCCTGACTGTGTGATCATTCCCACCGAAGAGGGAGCGAACGATGTGGAGGTCGCAAAATTCCCGATCTGCCAGAGCTTCGTTGATGTACTGAATTGCATCGGCCAACTGTATACCGAAGAGCACAGCTTTAAGGCTGTCTGCCTTGACACAGTGGACTGGGCCGAGAAACTCGCATGGGTCCAGATCGCTCGCGAGAATCACGTGGAGCAGATTGGCGATATTAAATATGGTCGCGGGTACGGTTTCGCCGCGAATCTGTTCCGCCAGGTGCTCCAGGGGTTGGATGCATTGCGAGACCATCGAGGTATGTCGGTCTTTTTGCTTGCCCATGCGAAAACAGAGAAGTTCGAGGACCCCGAGCACACCAGCTACGATCGCTACGAGCCAAAGCTCCATGATCACGTCACGAACCTGATCGTGGAATGGGCCGATGAGGTCTTCTTCGCTAACTTTAAGGCAGTCGTGAAGGAGGAAGACGCTGGATTCAATCGCACGATTGGCAAGGCTAAGTCCACCGGCCAGCGGATTCTCAGGACCACCGCGAAGCCAGCAGCAGTCGCCAAGAATCGCTTGAACATGCCTGATGAGATCCCGTTTTCCTACGTGGAATACGCGAAGTTCCTACCGTCTTAGATCGTTAGTGTTTGTTTGTTAGATGTTTGTTAGTTTCTTAGATAAGGTTTTTACAAGATGGCTTTGATCAATTTTAACGCGAATGACCACCAGGACACCGGACCTGGACCACTCCCCGCTGGTGACTATATGGTTTACGTCGCAGCTAGTGAGATGCGAATCAATCAGGACAACGGAAATCAGTCTCTGAGCTTGACTCTTGATGTGATGCAGCCTGAGCAGATGCAGGGGCGAAAAGTGTTCAGCAATTACACGATGAGCAGCCACAACGAGGAAGCAGTGCGAATCGGCATGCAGCAGCTAGCCCAGGTCTGCCGCGCCGTTGGTGTGATGTCACCGAGCGACTCTACCGAACTGCATGATATTCCATTTTTCGTTCGGCTGATCGCGAAGCAGCTCGACTCGGGAAAGGTTGTCAACAATGTCCAGACCTGCTGGAGCACCGCCTCCGCAGCTCCACCGCTCGCGAAGCCCAAGGGGCAGCCACCGAAGCCAGCCGGCCAGCAGTACGCTCAGGCACCTGCCCAGGCATGGCAACAGCCACAGCAGCAGCAGCCTCAGTACGCTCCACCTGTCCAACAGGTACCACAGCAGCAGCACATGGACCTACAAACACAGTACCGAACGCAGCCACCGGCCCAGCAGTATCAGCCTCAGCCGATGCAGCAACAGCCAATGAGCCCACCTGCTGGAGCTCCACCGTGGGCACAGCCAAGGCCAGCTCAGCAGCCACAACAGCAGCCTCCCTACGATCCGAGCATGGATCCGCCATTCTAGGCATCGGTCCGACCGCTTGAAACTAGCCGTAGCAGGTCGCCGTTGGCCTGCTAGGCATCTGAGACAAATCACACTGGAGACACAAAAAGTGAGTGCAAAACAGAGACTGCAAAGGCTGCGAAGCCTTCGAGAAATAGCTGCGAATCTGCATCGATCGATTCTTGACGAATGCGACATGGCCCAAGCTGAGGTAGCCGCGATCGATAGGACTGTAGCCGACAGCGATAAACGCTGTGAGGCCTTGGAGCAGATGGTGACTTGGGACGGAGATCAGCCCGATTTTTGGTCGCTTGATGGGAAGATCTGGAAACGCGCGACCGCTGCCAATGTCGGCAGGTTGGTACGGGTCAACAACAGGGCATCATGCAAGCCCACCGAATCACCCGAGGCCAAGCTGATCGGAATCGCGCATGGCTGGTTTTGCTGCGAAGGGTCAAGAGGCCAGCGGGTTGAGTGGAAATATGCCTGGATCGAGTCGGACCCATGCGAGGAAGCTGAGCAGACCGACGACGATGGCAAGGGCTATATCAGTATTCAGGTGGGCTCGTTCTATCCCGGAGAGCCGAGCTTACCAGTTGTTAAGCAATCCTTGACAACTGAGGAGTAGCCAATGGATCCGCGATGGTATCAGTCAGAATCGGTTTCTGCTTGCTGGGACTTCATCCGCGCCCAGCCTGGTAATCCTTGCATCGTGCTCCCCACTGGGGCTGGTAAGTCGCTTGTGATTGCCATGCTGGCGCGTGATGTGGTCGCTTGGGGTGGTCGGTGTCTCGTCCTAGCTCACCGCAAGGAGCTGCTAGAACAGAACGCCGAGAAAATCGCCTCGTGCTTACCAGGGCTCGACATTGGAGTCTGGTCGGCAGGATTGAGACGAAAGGAGCACGGACATTCGATCGTGGTCGCTGGTGTCCAGTCCTGCTTTCGGCAAGCCGCTGCCTACATGATCGGCCATCGCGATATTGTGATCGTTGACGAAGCTCACCTGATTCCGTTATCAGGTGAGGGGATGTATCGGCAACTCCTGGATCACCTACTAGCGATCAATCCTAATTTGCGAATCGTTGGACTGACCGCGACTCCATACCGTTTGGATCATGGGGTTGTGTGTGGTCCGAAGAATCTTCTTACTGAGATCTGCTACGAAGTCCCGCTGCTCAAGCTGATCGAGGAAGGCTACCTGTGCCCCCTGACATCGAAGCAGACAGCCCACGCCATCAATACTGATGGAGTGGCCACCAAGGGTGGTGAATTCGTACAGGGTGCCTTGGATCGCTCAGCAGCTCAAGAGGATGTGGTCCGAGCCGCTACGCTGGAGCTGCTCGGCTGGACTCATGATCGCCATTCGGTGTTGCTGTTCGCGTGTGGTCGAAAACATGCCGCGATGTTGCGTGATTGCATCGGCCAACAAGTACCAGCGGAGCAGATCGGATACGTCGATGGTGAGACATCATCCGGAGAACGAGACGAGACGCTAGCAAAGTTCAAGGCTGGTCTAATCCGATACCTGGTGAATATCGATGTTTTGACCACGGGATTTGATGCACCGAATGTGGACTGCGTGGCATTGTTTCGTCCGACTCTTTCGCCTGGTCTGCTGTATCAGATGGTGGGGCGTGGTTTCAGACTTCACCCCAGCAAGCAGAATTGCTTGGTCCTTGACTTCGCGGGAAACATCCGCCGACATGGGCCGATCGATCAACTCAAAGCACCGGACCGCAAAGGACCCAGGGAGGGTGCTCCAGGGGAAACACCGAGCAAGGCTTGCCCAGAGTGCAAAGAGCTACTGAGCTTGCAAGCTCGCGAGTGCCCTGCTTGTGGGTATGAGTTTCCCGAGCCGGAAGCCAGGCACGAGGCCCAAGCTAGCCAGCTGCCAGTCCTGTCGAGTGGAATCAAGGAGCCGATCACGGAATGGGTGGATGTGGTTAAGGAGCCTGTCTACTTGGTCTACAAGTCCGAGAAGAAGGAGCACCGATCCTTCCGAGCTATCTACCGCCTCAAGGGGACGCAGTCGGTGTCCGAGTATATCTGCTTGGATCACCCGCCAGGCTCGTTTGCAAGGAGGAAAGCAGAGGCATGGTGGGCAGAACGCTCGAGCGTACCGTGTCCGAATAGCTGCTGGGAAGCCTACCACATGCTCAAAAAAGTCCCGCATGCATTAGCAGCACCAAAGCGGATGCATTTGAAATGGATACCTGGTCGCAAGTGGCCAGAGATCCTAGCCGTAGAGATCGGCGAAATAGTGGACTGCTCGAACGAGGAAGCAGTCATCGAGGCCAGAGAGCTAGCCGAAATCCAATTAAACCTATTCAACAGTTAGGCCGATGATGCTTGTCCCTGAATCAATGAAGAACTGTCGGCAGTGGGTCGCTTGGAGACTCGAAGAACGCGACGGTAAAGGCTCCAAGATCCCGTATCAGATCAATGGCCAGAGAGCTAGCTCGATGGACCCGCGACACTGGACCAGCTTTGAACAGGCTTGTCAGTTCGTGGAGAACACCCCCTCGTTCTCTGGTCTCGGTTTCGTTTTTAGCCAGGCCGACGACTTCGTCGGAATCGATCTCGATAACTGCTTTGGTGAAGATGGAAGCCTTGACGAGTGGGCTCGCGATGTGCTCAGTCGCTTCCCGAGCTACTGCGAGATTAGCCCATCCGCCAAGGGGATGAAGATATTTTGCCGAGGTACGCTCGCGAGTGATCGAGGCCGAAGGTTGAACATCCCCGGCAAGCCTGGCGCCCATCTCGAAGTCTATTCTTCGGGCAGATACTTCACCGTGACAGGTCAGGCCCACGGTGATTGCATGGAAACTGTGAACTGCCAGGACGGTCTTGATTGGCTGGCTGCTGTGGTTCTGCCTGCATCCGCTCCACCACCAGCACCCGTCGCAGCTCCAGCACCAAAGCAGCAAGCCAAGCAAGGCAATCGGCCAGATGCCGAAGAACGAGCCAGGCTCTACGCTCGCAGCTATCCACCCGCGATCAGCGGACAAGATGGACATGGTGTCACCTTTCGCCTGGCTTGCGTACTCGTGACCGGGTTCGGACTCGGAGCCAATGGTGCCAGGCCGATCCTCGAAGAGTGGAATATGAGTTGCCAGCCTCCTTGGGGCTCCAGAGAACTGGAGCACAAACTGAACCAAGCCGAGAAGGCTGGACAAGCCGAGGGTGGTCATGGTTGGATGCTGGAGGACGAATCGGTCAGACTAGTGCAGTCGGCAGTCCCTGTCTCAGTCGGCGAACTCGATGCGTATGAAGTCTTTCTCGGTGGCCTGATGGGTAAAGCCCAGGCATCGAGAGCGAAAACCGGCTTTCCCGAGCACCTTTACAATGTGCCTGGATTTATGAAGGAAGTCTCGGACTACATCACCGACCAGAACCCAAGGAAGAATCCCATACTGTCGCTTGTGGCTGCTGTGGCGCTCCAGGGAGTTTTGATCGGTGCGAAATACAAGGACCGGACTGGTAACCGATCGAATCTTTATTTCGTCCTGCTTGCCCCTTCATCTGGTGGCAAGCAAGCCCCGATGGAATGCATCGAGAAGATCCTGAATGCTTCAAACGGTGGTAATCTCTACGGTGGCAAAGTGTCGTCCGATTCTGCTTTGGCTTCTGACTTGATGGTCAGTAGATCCAAGCTGTACATCTGGGATGAGTTTGGGCGCTTCCTCGACAAGACGCGAATCAAGACAGGTGGAGCCCACTTGCACGCAGTCCAAGAGGCATTGCTGGAGCTGTGGGGAAAGACCTCTGGAGTCTGGAAGCAAAAGAGCTACGCAGATTCCAAGAACAATAAGGAGATCTATCACCCTTGCTGCTCGTTCCTAGGTCTGACCGTACCAAGTACGTTTTGGGATGGACTTGAAGAGGGCCATTTGAGCGACGGGTTTGCTGCTCGGATGATGGTTATTGACTCTGGCCCGCGATTGAAGTTCGAGGAGACGATTGAGAAGGAGCCGCCGAAAAGCATACTTGAGAAGGCTGCTTACTGGATCAACCTTCGGCCTGGTGGAAATCTCGGTGGAGTCAATCCCGAGGCTATCCTGGTACCAGAGACACCAGCAGCAACGGCAATTTTCCGCAAGCTGGTAAACAAGGCCGAAGACGCTGGAAACGACGAGACCGAGAACTCCATCTGGGGCCGAGCGATCCAGAAAGCTAGGCGATTAGCTTTGATCTATGCATGCAGCAGAGACCAGGAAGCGCCGGTTATTGATGACCAGGCCGCGCAGTGGGGGGTAGACTTCGCTACCTGGTGCACCGATCGATTTATCGCAATCGCGAAAGATGAGGTTGCCAGCGACGATCCGGCCCAGCAGAAGTGGCAACGAATCCGAAAGGTGATCAACGCCTATACAAAACGCAATCAGCTTTGCTCGCGATCCGCTTTGCTGCGAACCATCAAGTGGCACGCGAAAGACCTGGACAAGATACTCGATACCATGGTACAGGCCCATGTGATCGAGGCGAAACAAGTGCCTGCTGCGAATGGTAAATTCGCAACTTACTACTCTGTTAAAGGATGAGGACAATGGAAGAAAAAATTGAACAGTTTTACCGTGACGCAACGGCTGATGATGTTGCACGGGTGATGAAAGGCGAAGCAGTTTGGGCCAGGTTTCGCGATGACGACACTGGCCCCTGGTATCCTCGAAATCTAGCCGGATGGAGTGATTCGGCTTTTTGTTGTGACAGTGGTTCAGCATGGATTAAATGCCAAGTCTACGACCCGCCTGAGATCCTAAAGAACAAGCCAGATCCCGGCGAAGGGTGGAGGTTGCTGGAGAAGTTTCCGCCGGAGGAGTTACAAGAGGGCGATGAGGCTTGGGGAAATTATCAAGATAATGAGTGGGGCAAGTCGGATTACGCCGAGAGGGGATGCAGACACCAATCCGGAAAGCTTTGGTATCGCCGCCGCATTGAAAAGAATAATCCAGCATCTTCGGATAGTTGCCGATCCCGCGACAACATCCCCAGCGGCTGGCGTGTGCTCGGCAAGGATGAAGAGCGACTCGCAAGCGATTTATACTGGTCGCAGAGTTGCAAAGAGTGGCTGTTGATCGGAGATGATCGAGTTGAGTACGCGAACGACAAGACCGGCAAGTGGCACGCGATCCGAAGGATGGAGGATTTCATCCTCGTCGAAGGATTCACCTACACACTTCCGAGCCGCAAGGCGATCCGCATTACCGCGAAAGGCTTTGAGCTAGGTACAGACTAGCCGATCTGAACCAGGCTGACCTTATCTCTATCGCAGGCTGGACATTGCCAGGACTGGTCACAGGGTCTCGATTCTGTGGCCAGTCGGAAATCTGGATCGAAGACGTTACCAAGCTTGCCGATTAGCTGTTGGCGCTCCAGGATGCAACGCCAGGCATCACCATTCGGCTGAACGCTGATATGGTCGATCCCACCTGAGCAGAGTACCTGCTTGCCATCTGGTTTGGGATCTAGCCCCCAGGCTCGATTCTCTCGCATGAATGGACGAAGCATTTCTTTCTGTGCTTCGGTGTAATCCCAGGGGTAATAGGCGATGGATTGGTAGGGGTCCACATGCCAGCGGATTCCCTGAGCGTCGAACATTTGGACCCAATGCGGGATAAGCCAAAGCTGTTCTGGCCAAGCCACCATATTCGCTGTGACCTGGTAGCCAAACTCCTGGAGAAACTTCACCCGCCCGATGAATATCTCTGGGTTCATTGGCTGCTGCTTCGTCCCGTTTTCGGTCGGGTGAAAGCTAGCCGTGATCGAGTGAACTTGGTGTGGTGTCGCTACCTTGACGAAGTCTAGAAGACTGTGAGACAGATTGGACGTGATGGAGACTTTAATAGACTTGTCCAGGTGCTCAAGGATTTGAACCAGGCCGATCCCAGGGAGAAATGGTTCACCGCCTGTGATGTCGAGGAATTGAGGCTTGAGCTTGTTCCATACCTCGACCCATTTCTCCCATGGCAAGAATGGCTCAGGCTTAAACTCTCCCCGCTCTTGGGCCTGGACTTCCCAGCAGTATTTGCACTTGAAGTTACAGGCAAAAGTGGTCCACCATATAGCTGTTCTCAGTTGGTTCACTTGCTTGACCTTGCCCAGTTGATGGAGTCTTGCCTGACATTCGGATTCGACTTGATCCAGCTTGGTTTTTGTGGCTTCCATGGTCCGTCTGGATCGTGACCAATGCGGAAGTGATGCTCGCGACACAGGGTCACCAGGTTGTTTGGTTCTAGCTCCAGGTCCGGTCGCAAGTGGAATGGCTCGATGTGGTGAACGTTGAGCTGCTCGACCGATCCGCAAGCCAGGCAGGCCGGATGCCGCTTGACGTGAGCTGCTCGCACCGCCGACCATTCGGAGCTGCGGGGCTCTCCCCATCCATCTACAGTGGCTTCGCTCAGTTGCTCTGGTGGCTCTGGTGGTATGCTTGACCCGCGAGTCATCCAAGCAAACAACGCGAAGACAGCCATCAAGGCCAAAACGAACAAGTAGGATTCAATCAGCGACTTTGACAGGTTATTCATTCTCTCACCGCCCAAAGTAGATCTGTATTCGGTCCGTTCTGCTTGACCTCGACGGTAAAGCCTTCGTCGGTCAATCGTCGCTCGATGTCCTCAGTTGAATAGACAGTACCGTCGATGGTGGTATTGCGATGGACCTCCCCGCAGATCTCATCCACGAGCCCTAACCTGGAGCACCACAACAGCCCAGGGTATTCGCCACCTTCGCAATCCACCTTGAGCAGTCGCACTCGACCCGATGGAGACAGACTAACCGCTCGATCGATTACCGAGTCCATGGTGATCGTCTGCACGATCCGACCCGACTCGCTGGTCTGTAGCAGGTTAAACGTGGTTGTCACGCCTGGCTCGTGCATTGGATCGTCCTCCAAGGTGATCGATCCATTTTCACGCCACACGCCCTTAGGGATGATCTCGATTCGGTTTCGCTCGCGATCCAGGTTGGCTGCGAGTCTCTCGACATTTTCCGCCATGGGTTCGACCGCGATTACAAGCCCAGCATTGCGACGAAGACAGGACCAGCTAAAAGCCCCCATGTGGGCACCGCAATCGATGATCACGTCCTTGCTGCTGAACTTGTTCGGCAATCGATACTCGTTGTATAAAGCGACCTCGTCCCAAGTTCGACGAGCTACGCCTGTCGGCCCGTCAGAAAAATGAAAGTGCTTGTCCGGTCGAATCAGCTTGCTCGACTCGTCGCAGTATCCGTGGGCCTGGATCTCATCTGGCATGTCGGCAATGAAGGCCACCGCATGATTATACTGACCGGTCATATACCACTTGTTGACAGGCTGGCCGTCAATGTCCCCCTCCCATCGGAACTTGTCGCGGGTTCGATGGACAAACAACGTCCGACCGTCGAAGTCCTTCTGCATGAATGCTACGTGATGCCATCCGGGATGGGTGGTCGGGATGCAGCACTCTCGGCCCATCTTTCGCCAGCATAGGTGGAATGTGTCCTTGTCGCCGTAGATGTGCTTATACACGTAGTCGCTGTAATCATTCATCCAGTCCGTTAACCACAATGCGTCATAGTGCCTGGACTTGTCCACCATGTACTGACCCGATTCAAAGGCTTGCTCATCATGCCATGGTAAGCCAAAACGCTCCCACTGTCCGTGTTCGAGCTTCTGTTGATCCGGCCAGAACGCAGCACCGACCCGCATGTATTCGGGGTGGGCCATGAAGACTTCGGGATTGTAGACCGGGTACGAATCGGCATCGAGGCAGATGACCTCCTTGAATGGAGCATGCAGGGCCGCGAATGGTTTCATTTCCCATCCGCCCAAGATCCTTCGAGGAATGCCCCTGGTCCGCTGCCACGAGTTGGCGCACACCCAGCCGACATTGTAAGGCTCTAAGGCTTGAGCCATCCTAAGATCGAACTCCCCGCGATCCCCCAAGTACCAGACCTGTATTGGCAAGTCGCAGCCATGGGCGCGAATCTGTCGGACAGTCACATAGATCGATGGGAAGAATCGCCAGCCACCACCACAGATCACAATGCCGCGATCGTGATCCCATCTATCTGGAGTACGAGGGACAGACTTTGAGGCCTGGTCAAAGAGCCTTCGAAAAGCCTCGATGACGTTTGGATAGCCGAACCAGTTAGCAGGCCATGGTCCTGGTGGCTGCTGCATGAGTGCCATGCATTGTTCAACTGTCCAGGATTGCGTTAGCTCGTTGTGGTTGGGCATGTCTACCAGTGTCCTTTTGGGCAATTTTCCGTTGATCGCCTAGCCTTATTCTGCCATCCATTCGACTCGTTGATCTCGCAGCCACACAAGTCGCACGAATGACCGGTCCAATTGTCGCACGCTCGGCAGATCTTGAGGACCGCTTCGACTTGTGCGTCGGTACGCTCTGGCCGACCTTCCATCACCCATTGGGTTGTAGAGTTGATGTACCGGATTGCCTTCTCGGACATGGTTGGTTCGAGCAAGTGCTCCAGGGTCTCGGGTTGTTTCTTAACCCATAGCTCGTGGTTGTCTCGACTCAGACGAGCCATGGCAATGGAGACAGTCACCCGGTTGACTTGCTTTGGTTTTGCACACCCAAGGCATACTTTGCATGCCGCGAGAGTGACCGGAATATCAAGTCCTTCGGCCCACTCCTTGGCCACATCGCAAAAGATCAATCCCTCGTGCTCTCGCCTGCGCTCGCATTTGTCCATCGTGTCCTAAACCTCGGAGAAAACACACTGCTTGAAGGCCATTTCGCCATCGTATCCGCCAGATGTCTCGATTGTACCGATACAACCACAGACAAGCGAAGTCTCTTCGAAATTGATGCACGTCTCGTACTGGAACACCCACTTGTTGTCTAATGCATCCCACCGGTAGAAGCAAAGTCCATCGCATAGCGTCGGGCCAGTGCCAGAGCCTGAGCCGCTTCCACTGCCGCTACCTGAACCAGAGCCCGAGCCAGACCCGCTACCAGATCCAGAGCCAGATCCAGACCCGCTACCTGAGCCCGAACCGGACCCGCAGCACCCGGCGCAGCTGCGCACATCGATTGAGTATCCCATCTGCTAAAACAGTCCCCCTCCTGGTCCTGGCCCTGGTGGATCTTCCCCGCCAGTCTCCGGGAGACCTCCAGATCCACCACCACCACCACCGCCGCAACTCTCTTCGGAGATCTCAGCTCCAGGTGGCAAGCATATCTGGCGAGTACATACCACCAGCCTACAGTTGCTCACGTCGAAGGATACGTTAGTGACCACCGTCAAGGTGGTGGTCCCATCTTCCTGAGCGCATGAGCAGTGACTGTAATACTCCTCGACATAGATCGATCCATTTAGGTCGCGGGTTCCGAGGAAGTACCCGCCCCCTTTAATTTTTCGCTTTTTAAGGTTGTAGACCGTGTTGGTCACATCGAGTCCGTTTGGTCGATATGGAACCACCAGGCCTGTAGCTCTGTCTCTGTGGCAGATTCTCGCAGTCCCCACGCCTGGCGTGATGCCGATCAGAGTGCCAGGTGTTGCACACTGGCCGGTGGCCGCTGGTATCTCAGCCATGGCTTGCATGATCCAGCAGCCTACCGCATTGCGAGCTGTCATGTGACCTGCTGTGGATGCTCCAGGGGTCCAGCTGTCAGCCATCCGTTTAAGCTTGGATGTCAGAGTGCTGGAGAATGTTGCTACTTGTTTTTCAGCCATGCTATGCCCAGGTGAAAGGACCGAGATTCAGAGCGTTGAAGTTTACTTCGTCATATCGATTATACGGTGGGCTGACGAATGATGGAGTCAGTGGATTGCTATTCTTTCCTCCCGAGCCGTTGAGGTTGCCTACCACCTGCTGGAATGCATCGTCACCGAAGGGGACTTTTCGACCGGTGCCAACTCCACCTTGCCAATAATAGGTCCCCTCGTCGAGTGGCTCGAATGCCCAGCCTTCCGGCAATGGGCTGAACTTGATCGTGTATTCCACGTTGAAATACTTCGTGAAGTCCCGCTTGGCTGTCTGTGCTGTGATGCCAGCCATCAGGGCCTTACCTGCTGCCCGTCCCCAGTACGTCGATGAATTTACGTGGTTGACATAGGTGTCAATTATCGAGTCGTTAAAGGATAACTCGGCGCGACGGATGGTCAGTACCGTGATTGCAATTGGCTTGGTGACTGGTGGTAGAGGTTCTCCAGCGGAATTTGTGATTGCCCTCGTCGAGTCCTGCGCGTCGGCAGTCATCGGGACTTCCATATTCTCGAATCCCCAGGTCCATTCTGGATCGATGTCCCAGGGGTTGTTGTTTACGTCCGAGTCATCCCCACGCTTCTGGATGTTGCTGTAAGTACATTCTACTTCCCAGGTGGCCGGTCCAACCTCCTGGAAGCTTCGCTTGATACAAAAAGCACCAGGCAGAATCACCGAGCCGGTCCCGATTCTTGGAAGACCGGACACATTAGCGACCAAGTTCTCTTGCGCAGCTTCCCATAGCTGGCCGGTCAGGCCGACACCGGTTGTCATCAAGACTTTGTAGATCTCGGTATGCTCGGTATCGATCCGAAAGTCTTTCTCGTTCCAGGTATCGACCGCATTTTTCCCAAGCTTGATCCCAAGGATTGCCGACATTTATCCAACCTCCACGACTGTAATTTTCGGATTTTGTAAAGCTGCTGCCATCCGCGATTGAACGGCAAGCTGTTTCTCCATAAGCTGCTTCTGTTCGTTCTGCGCGTTCTCCCTGAATCGCTCAAAAGCTGCTAAGCTCGTGGACTCCAGGGTCTGAGGACTTGCAAGCTCAACAGCCTTTTGTGCCATCTCTTCTTGTGCCTTGGCTGCAAGCTCTTCCGCTGTCGGACCCTTGTCTTCCTCTTCTGGCTTCTCTGGTGGAGCTGCTGTGGCTAGATTCTCGATGGGCTTCATATCGCTGAATGCGAATCCGGTGTCTGTCTTCGCCCATCGCTTAGCTGCCTCTTCTCGTGCCTTGGCTAAGCCGTCCGCCATTTCGCTACCAGCTTCGCCCATCTGACCGTCCAAGCTTGCTGCTGCTGCCTTGGCTTCCTGGTCGGCTTTTTCGCTGTCCGCTTTGACCTGCTCCCGAGCTGCTTTGAGCTTCTCTCGCTTATCTGCGTATTTCTTCTGCTGGTCCTTGATGAAGTCCTGGACATTAGCGACAGCCTTCTCCCCGGTCTTTGGATCAAGGAGAGAGTCCCGAGAACTCCTGATGGCCTGGCTGTTCTCATCCATCAACTTCGCTGTGACCTTGTCCACCTCGTCCACGATCGTGACCAGGTTGTCAATCGTCTCCTTGCCGAAGGTGCCTCGCGCTAAGGGGTTGTTGATCATCAGCTTGAACAGGTTGAGTAGGACCCGCATAAGCATTCGGCCTGTCCCCATCACCGAATTCAGGGCGATGTTGACTAGGTCCCAAGCTTTGATCAGATAACCGGCAGCAGTCTCAGCAATGCCGAGAGCACCACCCATTGAAGCGAATGCATCGCCTGTGGCATCCGTCGCGCCGCTTGCGTC